GGGGTTGCGCCAGCCAACTACTTGGATAGCTGGCACTTATTAGGAGATAACATGAATACACCATACAACACTGGAAAAATTGAGATTGGTAAGTATTACGAAAAGGATTGCAGACCAGAGATGGATTCAGATGCCATTCTTTTGCAGACGGCTTTCCTTGATCCTGAGAGCTATCGCAAGCGCCATTTATCTGAGGTGCTGTATGTGTGTTTAGTGGTTGTTACGCTTTTTGGGTATTTCTTGTTTTCATGATTGTCAGACTATCAGAACTAGATACCTACGAAATAGCGTGGGCAGCGCATGAACGCCATAAATACAAGCAAGATTGGCAAGTAAAAACGCAACGGGTAGATCAAAAGCGAGATGACTTTGCCATAACCAGAGAAGGCATGGCAGGAGAATGGGCAGTCGGCAAGATCATAGACACACCAGTAAACCTGGAATTACATCAAGGTGGAGATCAAGGCTATGACTTTGAGTATCGAGGTGTAAAAATTGATGTTAAGACTAGCAGAGCAAGATATTTGCTGTTTAGATCTTTAGCGCATTTCAAAGCAGATCTTGCAGTATTTGCCAGGTATCTCAATGATTACCAAGTAGAGCTGGTGGGAGCAATCACCAGAACAGAGTTTGTTGCAGTGCATCAATTAAAGAATTTTGGGTATGGGGATAACTGTGTCGTTGATCCTCTTTTATTAAACGATGTTAGGGATTATTTATGAATAAGAAAATTTTTGTAGCTACACCAATGTATGGCGGTCAGTGTGCTGGTTACTACACGCAATCAATTATGGAACTCAATATGTTGCTACAAAAGTCTGGAGTGGAAGCTCAGTACAGCTTTATGTTCAACGAGAGCTTGATTACCAGGGCAAGAAATGCGCTTACGAATGGCTTTCTTAAGAGCGGTTGCACCCACCTACTCTTTATTGATAGCGACATTAAGTTTAGAGCTACCGACATTATGGCTATGCTTGAAGCAGATAAAGACATTATTTGCGGTATCTACCCTAAGAAAGAAATTAACTGGGATAGCGTTAAAAAGGCAATGGATGCTGGAGTGCCACAGAATCAATTAAAGAGCTATACGGGCAGTTTTGTGGTCAATCTGGTGGATTACCAAGGCGAAGTAACTGTGCCTATTGGACAGCCTGTAGAGATCTTTAATGGCGGTACTGGTTTTATGATGATTAAGAAGGAAGTATTTGAGCAATTAGCAGATAAAGTGCCTTCTTACTTTAACGATGTCAACGACTTAAATGGTCAGATGAGTATGCGTGAGGAGATCAAAGAATACTTTGCTACCTCTATTGAACCTGAAACTGGTCGATTACTTTCTGAGGATTACCACTTCTGCTACATTTGGCGCAAGAGTGGCGGTAAGGTCTTTGCTGCTCCCTGGTGTCAGCTCAGTCATATAGGTACTTATGCTTTTGAAGGGCAGCTCATCCCTGCTCCATGATGCGCCTGATTCGCCTAGTACCCAGTGATTCATAGCTCGATCTTTAGCCAGATACGCTCATGTACCCAGTACAGAGCTATCTTGGTGAACAGTTCAACAAAGGCAATACTGAAGGCTAGGCTTGCAGTGCCAGTAATAATCCAAGATAAAGCAAAGGTGTCAAGGCTTCCAGTAATACGCCAAGACACCGCTTTTAAAAGAGATTTGTAATGACTATCTTCTGCCACGCTTGGATTTCTTTGCAGTTTTCTTTGCTTTGCGAAATGCGGAATCTGTGGGAGCGCCTTTACTTCCTGGCGTTCTCATTCTTTCTTTTGATCCTTTACGGATACGCTCACGCTTTTTATGAATATTGGCATAAAGTCCTGGTTTCATCTGCACCCCCATCTGCGTCTTGCTGCTTTGCCACGCTCACCTTTCCAGTTTTTGGATCTAGCGCAAAATGAGCGATGTCTTGCGCCTGATTTTTGAGGTGCTTTTAGTTTGCTTCCTGTTGCTCTGTTGTATTTGCGTCTGCCTTTTGCAGTCAACCCACCGCCCTGGGAAACGGAGAGCTTCTCGCCACGACCAACAGAGAGATTAGGACCTCTTTTTCGTTCTGCCACTTTTCTTGGTCTTTCTAGCAGTAGATAGTGCTGCTGCTACAGCTTGCTTTTGTGGATAACCTTCTCGAACCATCTTGCTGATGTTACGAGATACGGTTTTTTTGGATGTTCCCTTAGACAGTGGCATTTGTCATTCCCTTCATAAACAATAATTCCTCGGCTTGTCTGCGTCTGAGCAATCCAGCCAAGTGTTTTCCAGCAGCCATATCCCATTTTTCAAATTCATGAGATGCGCCTTCAAAATCACCTGCGTTTATTTTTCTAAGTAAAGTAGAATTATTGAGATTACCGCAGCCACAATTAAAGGCAAAATCAACGAGAGCATCGAATTCATCTTGAGTTACCTCTACAGTTAGTTTTGCGTTGACATCAGCTTCTGCTTTTTTGACATCTTGAGCTAGTAAATCTTCAGCTTGCTCTAGGGTGATGGTCAATCCTTGGTGAACATCAGGACCAGTATGACCATATCCAATAGTCCAAGGATCACCGCCAGTGCCAGGATCAGGGTAAGCAGTAAGCCTAACTCCCTCAAAAGATTCCGTAAGATGCAGACCATCCTTAGAGTATTCCATGTTATTGGTTATCCTTCTTTGATCTTATATCCATGATCTTTTCTAGTGTTCTACCACCAAAGTAAGCGGACATCACCAGCATACCCCACTGACCTAATAGCTCAACATAGCTAGAAGCGATTTTGTATCCATAGCCATCAGCAACAGCAAAAACAACATAGGCAGTGAGAATATAAACAAGGGTTAAAGGTCTGATGTTTTTAGCTAGTGTGCTATCGCTTTGAGCGTCTGCTTGCCATCTGGCAGATACATTGTTTTGCTCACTGACATCGGCATTTAATTGCGCTAATTGCCCATTTTGTTGCATCTCAAGTAATTTGAGTTTGGCTTCTGCTGCTTGGTTTGCATCGGGGAAAAAGTGGTCAATGAGCTTATTGCCAATTCCTAATATCGCTTCTAATGGAAACATATTATTTCTCCGTTGTAATAGTGTCTTTACCTTTTACTACGGTTACTTTATCTCCATCTACAGATACTGACATTGGAGGTTCTTTTTCAGCTAATTTATCTAAACGCTGAATCAGAGATTCAATAACTTTAAACTCAGGTTTTTCTTCTTTTTCAGTAGTGCCAGCAACGCCATTCATCATGTTGATGATAGCCATCAAAGCACCGCCAGCCATACCGATTACGGCAGCAATCTTGGATGAATCAAGGAAAATGCTTGCTCCTACGGCAATTAAGATAATTGCTGTTATGTAAGCAAGACCATGCTTTCCAATGGATTTACCAGCTACTTCCTTTGCTGTTTCGAGTTGCTCATCCATTCCAAAATCCTTAGTTTGCAGGAGCTTCTGGAGCTGGTGTTTGCTCGATTGGTGTTGCTTCAGCAGGTGGCGCTGTTGGTTCTGGGGTTGGTTCTGGTGCTGGTTCTTGTGGTTCAGCATGAGCAACAAAACGCTGTAATAACTGATGAGCAAGGCTGCCCATCTCAATGCACTCTTTACTAACAAATGATTCAATTTTGTCTAACAAACTCATAATCCTTCTCCTGGGGTGATATAAACGGAAGCGTTAGCTGCATCTCCAATTACTCTTGCGTAAACACTGGTAGTAGAGTTGACTTGAGGACCAGTAAATACTTTATAAGAATAGGGTGGCAACGGAATAACATAAACAGCACCGTTATCAGGCAACGCTACATTAAAATTATTGGTAGGGTTGATCCAAACATAAACAGCATTATTAACATCGGCATTAGAAATAAAATACTGGTTAACAGGACTGTCTGCTGTGATGGTATATACATTGGACTGCGTGTTAGCAGCACCGTTAACGGCTACTTTTACCGTTTTCCCCATCGGTTGAAAAGCGATATTATTAGCCATTAGTAGATACTCTTTTTACCAGCGTTGCCAGGTTTAGTTGTAGAAGAATCTTTGGTGTTGCGGTTATCGTCAAAGTTCCAGACGGAAACAAAGCCAGAAGGCATTTTTCCATCAAAAGTAGTGTTCATACCATTCATAGATCCATCTCTGGGCAATTGTGGGCGTGTAGATTTAGCGATTTGCTGATTCACATCACCTGGTCTTTTATACGGGTTGTTATGACTACTGCCCTCATTCTTGGGTTTTAAGCTCATTTTTATTCCTTTCTTTCGTATTGACTACAAGATAACTGAATATTACAAATATGGCTAGTGTCACCACTCGCTCCCACATAGGATTCCACATTGTCCATCCGCACATAATGCTTGATGCTATTAACGCCAAAATCGTTATTAAACGGTCTGTAATGACCGCCAATGCTAGGCGTACCAAGGCTACTGCTTCCATACTTTATCCCCTTAAAAGTTAAACCAAACATTAGTTTAACCTTCCTCATCATCTACTGCAATAAAGCCACTACCCCATTCATCATCAGAAATCTTCTGTTTTAGCTTTTCAATGTTCACCATACGGTCAATCACCTTACATTTATCGGTAAGGGATGCCATAGGATCAGCCATGACTTCTTGGAGCAACTTTTCAACAGCGCTCTCAAGTTCGGGGTTTAGACCTTTTTGCTTCTTGCTCATCTCTTAGATTTACGCTTAGTAATCTTATGACGGTTACGCTTGATTGCTTTATTCATTCCCATTCTTTTATTTTCTGGGTATGGGGTGTTACCTTTTTCCATGATTTCTCCTTATTTTCCAATGTAGCCAGATACAACATGACCTGTAGTGTAAAGACCAGCAGCTCCAAGAGCTATTTGTGACCATTTTTTAATGGCTAACTTCTTCTGTTCAGCATTAACAACGCCCTGAACCTCAGTCAAAAATTGATTTCTTTGGTCAATAGGCAGGTAATTAGCCAGTTTTTGAGCTTGTTTGTTAATGTAATCAATCTTTTCTTTAGGGTTAGTAATCTTGTCTGCACGGTCAATATCTGACTGCAAAATCTTTAATTCACCCTGTATTTTTCTTTGTTCAGCAGCAGTAGCAGTTCTGGTCTTGCCACGCTCTAACGCAGTAGCGCCACGCTTTTCAGCTTGTTCTAGCTTTTGAACATAGCTTCCTACCATGTCATACGATCCTGTTTCTTTTAGCATGGATCTATTGTCAGAAAGGAATTTTCTAGCTTGAGCAGCGGTTTTTCCCTCTAATTGAGCAGAATAGTAGTTTTTAGCTAAATCTTTTGCTAATCCTTCGTTACCTCCTAAAGCATCAATGAGTGCGCCAAAATCTTCTTTTGACTTAAATACTTTGCCTGGGATGCTTTGAGCGGGAACATTAGCGTAATTAACGCCTTTACCAAGCAATTGCTCATCAACTAATGCTTTACCAACTCTAGTTTGAAAAACACGCAATGGTTCAGAATCTTTGCGGTACTGATTGATAAAAGTATTGATTTTTCCATCAGAAAACTCTGACATTGCTTTTTCAACGGCTTTAGCTAAATCACCAGCTTTTTGTTGATTGATGGCATCAAAACCTTCTGCGGGCAAACCATAAGAACGATCACGCAAAAATCTTCGTAATTCTTCCATTCCTTTAAAACTAATAGGTCTGCCCATAACAATGCCAGTAGCTTCATCTACATAACGAGGATCAATAGCACGCCTAATTTGCAATAAAGGATTTTTCATTGCGTCTAAAGTGGATACGGCTAAACCCGTTTCCTTATCACTCAAAAGGCTATCTATTTCATTTAATACATCTTTATAAGCCTTTGTATTTTCTATTCTTTCTCCAGCCAACTCTTTTTGTTTAGCAAAGTTAAAAGCGTCAGATTTTAATTTTTCAGCATTAGCTTGACGGGTAGCTTTAAACCTATCAAAAACACCTTGAACGGTATCTCTAATTTTAGTTCCAATGTCGGCTTCAGCTTGAGGAATACCTTTTGCTACTCCAGCTTCAGTAGTGGTGGTAACGCCAGGCAATTGACCGTAAGCAGTTTCACCTTTCTTGGCTTCACGCTCTGCAATCTTTTCTGTAACTCCAGCACGCTTTTCAGA